ATTTAGAGCAGTGAAAGACGAAGACTCATTTAAATCCTTTGACGGTACGTCAAACTTCGCAGGTGCATTTGTAACACCATCGATAAGTCCCGGCAAAGCACAAGCTGTAGAAGCCTTGGAACTTTATGGTTCTCATGATGGCATCCAACTCTCATTTCCAAGTCTCCCTCTTCGTGTAAGCGGATCCGATGGATTCTCTTCTAATCCTTACAAAGTATACTTTGGAATTAGACCAAAGGTTGACAAAGATTCTTCTCTTCATGATGATGATTACGTTGATTATCTTCGTCCTCTGCCACCCGCTTACGCTGGTCAACAGTTTGAACCAACCGGAGACTTTGAGCATTCATTTGTGTTCTCTTTGCACGACATCGTAACTGGGTCCGGAACTACTGTATATTGGCTGTCTGGTTCTCATAAAAATGGAACAGCTTATACAGCACAATCCGGTAAGAGCATTGGAAATCTTTTTGATCTCGGCGTTAAGCAATTCGCTCTCCCTCTCTTTGGTGGATTTGATGGACTTGACATTACAGAGAAAGAGCCATTCCGTCAATTATTAATCGGAGAAGCCCTCGACGAAACAACCAATTACCTTCAATATTCATTGAATAAGGCTATTGATTCAGTTTCTGATCCTGAAGCGGTACCAGCTAACCTTATAGCTATTCCCGGTATAAAGAATTCAATCATTACGACAAAAATCATACGTACAGCGGAAGCTCGCAAGGATGTATTGGCAGTTATCGACTTGGTTGGAGATTACAAACCTTCTTATGAAGCAATCACCTCAGAAAGTCAATCCGATAGACTTGGATCTGTTTCCGATACAATTTCAAACCTTAAGAATCGTCAACTTGATTCCAGTTATGCAGCAGCTTACTTCCCAGCAGTTCAAATTCAAGATAACTTGAATAATGGAGAGCGCGTATGGGTTCCTTCATCTGTTGCAGGACTTGGAGCAATGGCTCAATCAGAAGCTCGTTCAGAACTTTGGTTCGCTCCAGCAGGATTTAACCGAGGCGGTCTTGGAAATCTCGGAGGTCGTTCCGGTCCCCGCGTAATTCAAGCACGTCAACGACTTGACTCTTCCGAGCGAGACAGACTTTATGAAGTTAACATCAATCCAATCGCAACATTCCCGAATGAAGGTGTTGTTATCTTTGGACAGAAGACTCTTCAACAGACACCATCGGCTCTCGATAGAATCAATGTTCGTCGTTTGATGATTTATCTTAAGGCTGAGATCAGCAAAGTTGCAAGAGGAATTCTTTTTGACAACAATGTACGTTCAACTTGGGCTCGATTCACTTCTCAAGCGGAACCAATTCTCTCAGATGTTAAGTCAAAGTTTGGTCTTACAGATTACCGTTTGGTTCTCGATAGCTCCACAACAACAGCAGATCTTATCGATCGAAACATTATGTACGCAAAGGTTTTCCTTAAACCAGCCCGTGCAATTGAATACATTGCAATCGACTTTGTAATCACACGAACAGGCGCAGATTTCGCCTAAGCCACTAGTTATAATAGAATAGGAGAACTAAATCAATGGCATTTTGGACATCAACCCCAGACAGAGATCCTAAAAGAAATTTTAGATTTCAAGTCTTAATGACAGGTATACAAGGTACCGAACCCGCTGTTTGGTGGGCAAAGAAAGTTGCAAAACCCAACTTCACAGTTGCAGAATCAAAGCACGTTTACTTGGGACATACTTTTTACTATCCCGGAAAGGTTGAGTGGCAAACTATCTCAATGACTCTTGTTGATCCCGTTGATCCCGGATCTCTTTATAGAGTTAACCAGATAATCCGTTCTTCTGGTTATCGTGTTCCAGCCGACGCTAACGTTCTTACAACTCAGTCAAAACCAAAAGCAACAACCTCTTTGGGTGCTGTTCAAATTCTTCAGATCGATGCTGATGGTAATCAGCTTGAAACATGGGACCTCAAAAATCCCTTCATCAAAGAAGTTAAGTTCTCCGAACTTGATTATGAAAATGATGACCTTTCAACAATTGATCTCGTTCTTCGTTATGATTGGGCAACATGTTTGACAGTTGACGGTGAAAACGCTGCTACTTTCTATTCTGCAACCTAAGAGATATTAAATGTCATGGTGGACTTCCCCAAATCTACATCCGAAAACTAAAAACCGGTTTGTCGTTGTTTTTAGCAATGCTTTCTATTTGCCGAATATTAAGTCATTAAATAAGCCATCCGTTGATATTGAGACAAAAGAATATCGTCTTTTAAATCATACGTTTAATTACCCCGGAAATGCCAAATGGAAACCGGTGACTCTTAAATTTGTTGATATGAATGGCATGGGAAGACAAACAGATTTCTTTGATACATCGGCGTTTCTTTGGCAAATGCTTAATAATACCGGCTATGCTTATCCTCATTTTGATGAAAGTATAATAAGAGAACCAATGTATAGAAATGTCTCCGAAGAAGGAAACATAGAGGGAAAAGGACACCATATCTCAACAAAAGTGAACTTTAGAGATGATCCCACAACAGAAGCTGAAGAATTTGACACTTGGAGAACTATAACAACACCGGAAAAGTCTTCAAACATCGCCAATTCGTTTGGCTTAGGTCTATCAGGCGAAATTGATATGCAGAAAGCAGGAATTAGCAAGCAAAGAATTGCAATATATCAAGTAACACCAGATGAGCATGTAGCAGAGGCGTGGTACCTTATTAATCCAATTGTTAAAAGTATCAATTGGGGAGACCTTGCGTATGAAGATGACAATCTAGTTGAATACGAACTCCAGATTGTTTATGATTGGGCAATATTAGACAGACAAGCAATTGGAAACAGGCTGGAGGTTAATGAAGAACCTTATAAGCAATTCATGAAAACTCTTCAAAATAATCGCTCTGCTGCTGAACGCGAGATTAGCGAGATTGCAGATCAACCAAGACAACAAGCGCTTGCTCGTCTTTCTGAAAAGATCGAGGAAAATGGTAGAAGCGAGCAAGGCACAAGAGTAACAGACAGTGCTCTGGATGAAATTGCAGCGGATCTTGACCGAAGTTCTTCACAAAATGTAGTGGGCACACCAGATAAACGTTCCGGACCCTCTCCATTAGTGACACAACCTGAGACTGGGTATCGCTTTGCACAAGAAGAAGATAGGATGCTCGAAGAATATAGGGAACGAAAAAGAACTCAAGAAATAACAGAGCAACAAGAATATAATGAGTTTGTTGAAAAATTGGATAGGATTGAAGATCTAGAAATAGAAGAGCTTAAGACCTACATACAAGAAACAGATGAACAAGATCGAGAAGAGCTTTTTAGAGAAACAGACACAACATACGAAACTGATTAACAAAGAGGTATAAATGAGAAGAAACAACGAAGACCGAACAAAGACTCGGCGACAACAACAGCAAACTGTTGACCCATCAACATTGCTTGATTTTGTCACACCAACGGAGTTTGTTGAACTCCCATCAAAAGGAATAGGGTATCCATCCGGACATCCTCTCCACAACCAAGAAACAATTGAGATTCGCTTTATGACAGCGAAGGATGAAGATATTCTAACATCCCGATCATTGCTTAAGAAAGGACTTGCTCTCGACAGATTAATTGACAATCTGCTTGTGGACAAGACTCTCAAAGCAAAAGACATTATTGTCGGAGATCGAAATGCAATTATAATCGCCGCTCGTTCATCGGCTTATGGTCATGTATATGAAACCAAAGTTGAATGTCCAAGTTGCGGCAACAAACAAAAACACGAATTTGATCTTTCCAAAGCGGACATACATGAGCCGGTTCTTGGGGAAGATATCAAAGAGCTTGACAATGGAAACTATGCGGTTTCCACACCTTACTCAAAAATTGAAGTTGAAATGAGATTATTGACCGGTCGAGATGAAGCCGTTATCTTTAAGCTTATGAACAAAAACAAAGAGGGAGATGCAATATTGTCAACTCAAATGAAACTATATATCGTCTCGGTAAATGGTCATAAACAAGACAATGTTATTGAGCACTTTATAAACAACGTACCGGCAGCGGAAGCTCGTTATGTGCGTAATGCTTATAAAGACCTTGCTCCAACAATTGAGATTAAAGGCGACTTCGAATGTGAGTCCTGCAACCATGAGCAGGAATTGGAGGTGCCGTTTAATACGGACTTTTTTTGGCCTGACCGATAACTACATGCAACATGTGTATGAGCAGTTTTTCACTCTCAAACACTATGGTGGATGGTCTCTTTCGGAATTGTATTCTTTGCCTGTTGGTTTGAGGCAATGGTGGCTTAAGCGAACAATTGAAGAATATGAAAAAGAAAAGGAGGAATACGATAAAGCGTCCCGACGCTGATGCTTGGCTGCTTGGCCAAGCATTTTTTCTTTAAAACTAATTAAGTCATGAGGGTTTTGTATGTGGGATAATAGAATATTTTGGTCGACCGCTGATGGCGGAGGAGATGGCGGTGGTGGTGGTAGACCTAGTCTAGATCCGGAAAAGATAGCCGAAGCTAGGATTGTTGAAATCGAACAAATTAAAGCAACTGCTGAGGAGTTAAAAAAAGTAAACCAACTTCTAAGTCAACAATTTGAAATTGCCACTAAAAATATCGAAATACAGAAAATCTCTTTATCTCAGATGGCTGATATGTTGTTGATAAAACAAAAAGAAATCGATCAGGGTATTTTAGTTTCCGACAACCTAGATGAGCACCTTGATAAATTAAATCTACAAGAAAATCAAATAAATAAAATCACAAAAGCGGCGGAAGAATCCAATAGGCCATTTGAAACCGCTGCCAAGCTAATCAAAAGAATAAAAGGAGAGATGGATGCTGCTGATAAATTAGGCAACCAGTTGAATTCCTCAATTGCTGGGTTGGCCGGTAAGTTCTCTATTTCGGCAGATGCCGGAGATACCCTCTTAGGTAAAGTTATAGGAATTGGCGGTGCTTTGGCAGGTGCTGGGAGGGAGAAGTTTTTCGAAAAGATGATGGGATCAGTTGAGAAATTACTTTCACCGGTGAACATATTAGGAACTCTCTTAGATAGAATAATAAAATTAGGGATGGAGTTCGACGCGGTTTCCAAGGAATTTCAAAAAACCTCTGGGGCTTCCACTGCTCTAAACAATTCCATTATAGCAAATAGAGAAGAGTTTGCAAGCATGGGAATAAGCATTACCGATGTTGGAAAATCAATGACGGCTTTAAGAGATGGTTTTGGTGGCTTCAATCAATTAAACGAAGATCAAGTTAAAGGACTGACTAAGAATATAGCAGTAATGGAGAAATATGGAGTATCTACTTCGACAACAGTAAAAATACAACAAGGATTCATGAAAAGCCTCAAAATGACGGATAAGGAAGCGACTTTTATGATGACAAAAATTGCAGCAAATGCTAAAACTGTTGGAACATCTGTGGCTAAAATGTCAGATGAGTTTGCATCAGCTTTTGGATATCTTTCTCAATTTGGAGATGAAGCAGAAGACGTATTTTTGAGGATGTCGGCTACAGCAGCGGCTGCGGGTGTTTCAGTTGGTAGACTCTTAGAATTAGGAAAAGACTTTGATAAATTTTCAAGCGGTGCAGGAAAGGCCGCATCAGTTAACGCAATATTTGGGACAAGTTTAAGCTCTATGGCTTTAATGACAATGGATGCGGCAGAAAGAATAGATTATCTTCAAGATCATTAGAGTTTATTGCTGGCTTAGGCGACTTTACTCAAAGTGTTAGCGTGCCTGGTTTAATGAAAAAGTTTGGGGGCATAGACGTTGAAGAAGAAAAAGATATACAGACTTTACCTACTTTTATACAG